AATCCAGTGAAAATTAAAGCAGGCGATAAGATTTTAAACCTATCATCCCCTTGGAGCGGTAAGGTTCGCTCAATGTCTAGGTGGTGGGTAATGGTCGATCTGCCAACGCATGAGCCGGTAACGGTAAGGCGCAGCAAGATTTAATATAACGATAATTTTAAGAGCTGGGAGGTGGTAGGTGATTGATCAGGCAGTTATCGCTATATCGGGTGGGGTTGCCATACTATTTACACAGGTTAAAAATGATTGGTGTAATCAAGTTGCGCCAGTTATAGGGCTTGTGGGTCAGCCTTTTTGGCTTTATGCAACATGGCAAAATGACCAGTGGGGAATGTTAGCGCTAAGTGTTTTTTATACTGCGGCATGGATCGTGGGAATTAAAAACAACTGGGCTAGTTATGGCAAACGCTAAAAAGCGGTGTAGGTACTGCAAGGAGTACAAAGAAGCCGACAGTATGCTAAAAGTACCGCTAGGTGTATTCTGTGATTTTAGTCATGCATCCAAATACGGGATAGAGAAATCTCAAGCAAAGCGCACAAAGGAAGTTAAGCGCGATATTAGGAAGAAGAAAGAAACCTTGTTAACTGCTAGGGATTGGATCAAAAAGGCTCAGGCGGCGGTAAATTCATACGTTAGGCTAAGGGATGAAGGTAAAGCGTGCATAAGCTGCGGGTTATATCCAGAACAAAAGGCAGGCGGCACTATTGATGCTGGTCATTATCGAAGCAGGGGCGCGGCTGGCCACCTAAGATTTAACCTGTTTAACATTCATTCCCAATGCGTGAAGTGCAACCGGTACAATTCAGGGAATGCCGTCGACTATCGCATTAGACTGATTGAAAAGATCGGAGTCGACCGGGTAGAAAGGCTTGAATGTGATAATGCACCGAAGAGTTTTACTATTGATTACTTGAGTCGACTACAAAAGATATTCCTTAAACGATCACGACATTTAAAGAAACTGAGAGGCAATACATGAAAAAAGTACTATTAGAGCGATTCGCGTATTCGCCAATGGGAACGTTTGGCGTTTTAACTGTAGATGATTTTGAATGCTACACAGTAGAGCGGCCTTGGTTAGACAATAAAGCGCATGAGTCATGTATTCCTGAAGGCGCGTATGGTATCGAGCTTGGCATGTACAACCGAGGCGGCTATCCGGCCTATGAAATAATGGATGTCCCGGATCGCTCATTGATTAAGATGCATAGAGCGAACAATATTAATGATGTGGTTGGATGTGTAGGCTTTGGCGATAGTCTTGGGTTTTATGAAGATTTGTGGTCTGTGCTAAATAGCGGTAAAACGATGAAGAAATTTATGGCGGCGATGGATGGGCAAAACGGGCAGATCATTATTAAATCAAAGCAGATATGTGATTGGGGTTAATAATCATTTTCTTGGCGTTACGAAAATGATATAATACAGCTTAACAATAGGGGGGTATATGACAAATAAAGTTGTAAGCTTCGCCCAAGCAATTGGCGATGGGACAAAGCATTCTCCGGAAATGGCCTTAAATGACGCGCTTGAAGATATCGTCAAAGGTGCTGGTGCGTTTAAAAATGGGAAAAAGATTATCGTTATTTGCTTGGATGACACGGAAGATAATTATGATATATCGTGGATTCAGGCTGGGATGAGCATGAGCGAATGCTTGGCATTATGTGAAGTCGCAAAGGCAAGGTTTTTATATCAAATGGGGTACTCACTCGGTGAAGGGGATTTATGACCATCTTAATCGCATCAATAGTATTTACATCTATAATGTGCGCTATCATTGATCCGTATAGTGAGTATTTGAATTTTACGGAGAATAGGTCGTGAGTTGGCAAGATATAGTTAAAGCGGTAGCCCCAACTTTGGGTATGGCGTTAGGTGGGCCAATGGGGGGAGCTGCTACCAAATTCCTCGCTGACAAGCTTTTAGGTAAAGACGGTGGCGACAATAAAGATTTAGAAAGTTTTGTTTTAGGGGCGAATCCTGAGCAGCTTGCGGAGCTTAAGAAGATAGATAGCGAGTTCAAGGTTAAGATGCGTGAATTGGATATCGACGTGTTTGCTCTTGAGATAAAAGACCTCGATAGTGCAAGGGGATTATTTAAAGTTAACATTTGGCCTCAGATCGTATTGTCAGCAATATTTATTACCGGCTATTTTGCAATACTCTATATGTTGTTTTCTGGCGGCGTAGCCATATCAGAATCAATGCGTGATGTGGTCAATATTCTGTTAGGCGTATTAACCGCAGCAGTACCTCAAATACTAAGCTTTTGGTTTGGCTCAAGCCTCGGATCAAAAGAGAAAACACACTCAATGAAAGGGAAGTAAAGTGACTAAGCCAAAAAAGAAAAAGTCTCGCATCGTTAAAAAATGATCGAGGATACGCCGATAGTAGAGATATTTGCGGTTGTCGTCATGTTTTTATGTGGTAGAAGCCGAGGAGAAGCGCAGCTAGCATGTGCTTTCGTTATATTGATTGAGTCTATAACTATCTATACTAATGCTCATCTATATATGTATTTCAACTACCAAGCTATATTTTACACCTATATAACCATACTGTTCTGTAGTTTGGCGCTTAAATCGTCTTTAAAGTCAGCATATGCTTACACTTTATACATCATTGCTTATTTTTTATTCGCGATGGAGGATACAGCGATGGAATGGGGCGTTATACTAAGCGACAGCATATTCTATGGTAACTACAGCGCTATAATGTATGGACTTCTAGCTTTTTTAGTATATTCGGTGACTTATGATAGAATGGGTGGTATTGAACTCCGAGCTGATGATATTTTGTCTTAGCGCGGCCCCTGTACCCCTTTATATAGCGAAACGCTTGTATGCACGAAGATATAGTAAATCTACACAAAAAAGTGGACGCAAACCATAAAGAAGCCTATGACAATGTGATTAAGCCCTTAAACGATGTGGCTATACAGTTGAGCAGGTTGGCTACATCGATGGATCATAGCGGCGAAATGTTCAGCAAGCTTGAAGCAACACAAAAAGAAATGGGGCAGAGGCTCAATAAGACAATTCTAGATCATTCAAACAGATTGACGACAGTAGAGTCGAATCAGTCAAACAGTAAGAACCTATGGGATAAGATAGGATTTCCATTACTAATGGTAGCGGTTTTAGTTCTCGCAGGGTTAAATTATTTCAAATAGTTGTTTAAATAAAGGTTACGTATTAACCAAAACACAACCATCACCTAGGGTGATAACTTTTAGTTCTTAGGGGGCTAGATGACAGCGGGAAGAAAGACTCTATTTAAAGACGAGTTTATAGAGCAGGCTAAAAAACTATGCTTAAAAGGTTTTATAGATGATGAGATAGCCGATTTCTTTGGTATTGCAGTGTCTACACTAAACCTATGGAAGCAGAAACACCCAAAATTTATGGAGTCCCTAAAAGACGGTAAGCGTTTTTGTGATGATGCGGTAGAGGAGTCTCTGTACAAAAGAGCTTTAGGCTCGGAATATGACGAGGTGAAAACAGAAGAAGAAAACGGAAAAATCACCAAAACCACTACTACCACCAAAAAATCTATGGGCGACACTACAGCTCAAATCTTCTGGCTTAAGAATCGACAGCGAGAACGATGGACGCAATCCACTGATAATGATATTACCGTGAACAATATAATGCCAGTGCCTACTGCTGACAGCATAGAGGGATGGGAAGTATCCGCACAAGCACAGCAAAGCGAAATATTAAGCCGCAATGACTAGCTACCAGTTAGCGTTTGAGCCACAGAAAGGCGGTCAATGCTTAGCGCTATCATGCCCTGCCAACGAGATACTATTCGAGGGTACTCGTGGCAGCATGAAAACAGCCACCCAGCTGATGAAGTTTCGATCTTATGTTGGCTTAGGTTATGGCGCATTCTGGAAAGGTGTCATATTCGATCTTGAGTTTAAGAACCTTGGCGATATCATATCCCAATCAAAAAAACTGTTTCGTCGATTCAATGACGGCGCAAGGTTTCTGTCATCTAACAGTGATTTAAAATGGGTTTGGCCTAGCGGGGAAGAGCTTTTGTTCAGGTATGAGCAGAAAGCTGACGGCTATTGGAATTACCACGGGCAAGAGTTCCCGTTTATGGGGCACAATGAATTAACAAAGCGTGCTGACTCCGAATTCTACGAAAGCATGTTTTCCTGTATGCGTTCATCGTTTAGGCCGGAAGATTACCCTAAGCCGGATGGCGGTTTATTGCCGCCTATCCCGTTGATGTGCATGTCTACAACTAATCCCTTTGGTGTTGGTCATAATTGGGTAAAGAAAAGATTTATTGATCCTGCGCCCAGGGGAACGATACAACGCGAGCATATCAAGACGGTCAACCCTCAAAACGATAAAGAAGAAACGGTTACGCTTACACGGGTAGCTATTCATGGATCATGGCGAGAAAACAAGTTCCTCGATCCAACATATATTGCTTACCTAATGAATATCAAAGACCCGAATAAACGCAAAGCATGGGTTAACGGCGACTGGTCTGTTGTTGCTGGTGGTAGGTTCGGGCATTTATGGGATGAGCGTATACACGTCGTTAAGCCTTTTGTGATACCTAGAACGTGGACGGTTGACAGGTCGCATGATTGGGGTGAATCAAAACCATTCTCTAATTTATGGTTTGCTGAATCTAATGGCGAAGAGTGCGAGATTGACGGGGTAAAGAAGTGTTACCCGCGTGGAACCATATTCTGTATCGGTGAGTTTTACGGTTGCGAAGAGGGTCAAGAGAACAAAGGCTTGAATATGTCAGCTACTAACGTGGCTAAAGTGGTTAAACAAATAGATAAATCTCTGAAA